TATAATTTTATTGTAGGAAAAGCAGGTAGTGGTAAAACATTATTAGCTTGTCAAGTTGCATTAGACATGTTTTTTAAAAGACAAATTGATAAAATCATAATAACAAGACCTACAGTATCAACAGAAGACAATGGATTTTTACCTGGTTCAGAAAAGGAAAAAATGGAACCATGGATAGTACCTATTAAATCTAATATGCGTAAAATTTACAATAAACCTCTTATTTTAGAAAAAATGGAAAAAGAGGAATCAATTGAATTAGTATCATTAGCTCATTTTAGAGGTAGAACATTTGAAAACTCTATAGTAATAGTTGATGAATTTCAAAATTTAACTCGTTCACAATTCAGAATGGCATTAGGTAGACTAGGGAAAGGATCAACAATGATATTTTGTGGTGATAATCAACAAATAGATCTTAAAGATAAAAATTATTCAGCAATTCATGATTTACCTAAAATAGATAATTCTCAATATGTTTATAAACGAGTATTAGAAGATAACCATCGTCATGTAGCAATAGATGAAGTATTTGAATTACTAAACGGAATGTAACCTCTTCTATAACTGTTTCATATTTATACGTGAATAACCTAATTTAATTAAAATGGCAAACATCCCTATATGGCCCGGTTCATCATCATTCACAGCAGGTGATACTCCTTTTTCGTTTTATGATGCTGATACAGAATTTCAAGCAGATGCTCCTAAATTAGCAGATTGGTGTGCACAAAGATTAGGGTATCCTTTAGTAGACATTGAATTACAAGCAATAAACTTTTTTTCATGTTTTGAAGAAGCTGTTAATGAATATGGTGCTCAATTATATAATTTTCAAATTATAAATAATTTCCAATCTTTAGAAGGAAACACAACAGGTTCTAATTTTAATAATCAATTAATAACACCTAATTTAGGAGGAGTAGTAAATGTATCTGAACAATATGGAAACGAAGTTGATGGGGGTGGAGGAGATTATGAATTACAAAAAGGAACATTAGCTGTAACTCAAAGTCAACAAACATATGATTTATTATCAAATGTTTCTTCATCTATAAGTGGTTCAGAAGCAGTTTATATAAAAAGAATATATCATTATGCACCTTCAGCTATAAATAGATATTTTGACCCTTACGCAGGTACAGGTACAGGAATACAATCATTAATGCAAACATTTGGATTTGGTAATTATTCACCAGGTGTAAATTTTATGTTAATGCCTATATATTTTGATGTATTAAAATTACAAGCAATTGAATTAAACGATACTATTAGAAAATCAGGATATCATTTTAATATAGAAAATAATAGATATTTAAAATTATTCCCTATACCAACTAGAGATTATACACTACATTTTGAATATGTTTTAAAATCAACGGCAAATAATCCTGTTAAAAATCCTGCTAATAATTTAATAACAGATATATCAAATGCACCTTATACTACCCCAACATATGCTTTTATTAACCAACCAGGAAGACAATGGATTAGAAGATATGCTTTAGCTTTAGCTAAAGAAATGTTAGGAAGTATAAGAGGTAAATATCAAACAATTCCTATTCCTGGAGATGACACAACTTTAGATTATGCTCGTTTATTAAGTGAAGCAGTTGCTGAAAAAGCAGATTTAATAGCAGAATTAAAAGAATTATTAGAATCAACAACAAGATTAAAACAACTTGAAAGAAAAAATCAAGAAGCACAACAAACACAAGAAACTTTTTATAAAGTACCTTACCATATTTATATAGGATAATGATAAAATTAAAAAATATATTAAATGAAGTACTAAATGAATTTATAGTACAAGCTTATATGCTAACAGATCCTGATTATAACATTACAGAAGTACTAGAACAAATTAGAGCTATAAGAAAAATTACAATTGTAAGAAATATTACACCTCCTGAATATACTCAAAAGAAAAATTTTGAATATACTTTAGTTACAATTAAATTTATATCAAGAGGAAATCCTAAACAAGATTTAGAAAAAATAAAACAAGACATATTAACATCAGATAGATCTACAACAGATTTAAGAGTACCAGGTGTTAAATCATTTAAATTTAAACCAGAAACTTTACAAAGACTATAATGGCATTATTTGGAAAAAGTAGAGATATAAATTTGTTTCATACTATAAACAGTGAACTTTTAAAAGACATTATCCAAACAGAAATAGCTTATTATAAGTTTGCTTTAGAACAAACAAAAGTTAATGTTTATGGTGAAGCTCCAGGTAAAAATTATTTTGAACCTTTAAAAATAGCATGTTTAATTGATAAACAAGATCAATCATGGTCTTCAGATAATTTTGGATCTGATGTAAATCAATCTATTGGTTTTAAGTTTTTAAAAAATGAACTTAAATCAATAAATTTAATACCTGAAGTAGGAGATTTATTACTTTTTAAAAATAATTTTTATGAAGTAGATAGTAAAGTTGAAAATCAATTTTTTATGGGAAGAGACCCAGATTATGCTATATCAACAGAAACAACAGATCATGGTGATAGTTTTTCAATTTTAGTTAATACTCATATTTCAAGAGTAGAAAAATTAAATTTAATACCTTTAAGAGAAGGAAAGTACCCAACAACTACTAAAGTAGATGGTGGAACAGCAAATTTAAGAGGATAAAATGGCAGATAATAAACAAATAGATCCAAGAAGACCAATTCCTGCAAGTGGGTATGATCGTTTACGTGATAATATATCTGCAAATGTTCAAGTACCAGGTGTTACACCTCCAGAAACAAGACCTAATTTAAATAGAGGTAGAATAACAACACGTAAAGATGACACAGTACAAGATGTTTCAATTGGATTACAAGACCATGATGAGGCAATAATGTATTATTTTAATGAAGTTATTAAACCATCTGTTATAATAAATGGTAATAGAACAAATGTACCTATAATATATGGTGCTCCTGAAAGATGGAAATCAGTTCAAAAAGATGGATATTTTAGAGATAAAGAAGGAAAACTTCAAGTACCTCTTATTATGTTTAAAAGAGATAGTGTTGAAAAACGAAGAGATTTAGGTAATAAATTAGATGGAAATAATCCTCAATTACATTATACATTCCAAGAAAAATATACAAAAAGAAACCAATATGATAATTTCTCAGTATTACAAAATAGAACACCACAAAAAGAATTTCACGCAGTAGTTGTTCCTGACTTTGTAAGATTAAATTACACATGTACAATTTGGTGTGATTATATAGCCCAAATGAATAAATTAATTGAAATGATTAATTTTACATCAGATTCATACTGGGGTGATGCTGAAAAATTTAAATTCAATGCAAAAATAGATACATTTAGTAACACTACAGAAGTACAACAAGGAGATAATAGAATTGTTAAGTCTGATTTTGGTTTAGTACTTCAAGGATATTTGGTACCAGATAGTATAAATAAAGAATTAGCTAAAAAACCACAAAAATTCTACAGTAAATCAACAGTAGTATTTAATACTGAATTAGAAATTATCCCTTCATTAAATCCTAAAACAAGAGATCAAGTTAGAGGAAAATCTGCAGATCTAAATTCATCAAATATAGCTGAAGCTAATGAGGCAGCTACTTATGGATCACTTAACATAGTACAAAACACACAACAAGCGGGTACAGGAATAGGATACCAACAAATTGGAAACGATAACACAATAACATAATGGCAAAACAAAATAGAACAACATTAAAAGAATACTTTGAAACAGGAGATATACCTTCACAAGCACAATATGCTGATTTAATAGATAGTAAATTAAATTTATCAGAAACAGGAACCCAAACAGTTGCAGGAAACATTACAGTTGCAGGAACTATAAGTTCAAGCGGTGATGTAATATCTAAAGATTTGTATATTGATCAATACATTAAACATACTGGTGATACTCACACTCATATTAATTTTACAGATGATAGAATTAGATTTGATGTAGGTGGTATATCATATCTCGACTTAAACGATAATACTTCCGCCCCACACGATATTACATTCAATGATGGAGGTAATAATGTAGATTTCACAATAAAAGGTAATACTGGTAATAATCCTTTATTTAAAACCGATGCTTCTAAGAACAAAATAGGAATGCATGGTGTTGGCACACCAACAGCTGATTTACATCTTGGTGGGGACCTAAAAACAAATTCACATATAACAGCTTCAGGTAATATAAGCGCAAGTGGAGATTTATATATAAATGATGTTTTTGTAAAAGAAGGGTCTAAAATATATTTTGATGGTACAGATACAACACCTAACACTTTCATTCACAAAAGTGGAACCTCATTAGATTTTAAGGTTAATAATAGTCAAAGATTAATTTTAATGAATGCTGAAACTGTATTTAATAATGTTAATGTAAGAATTGGAGCAGAAAGTAATCCTAAGGACTTGCATGTAACTGGAAATTTACTAATATCTGGTTCACAAGTAGATTTTACAAATTTACCTACCTCAGATCCTAATGTAGCTGGTAGATTATATAATGATGGAGGTTTTTTAAAAATATCTGCAGGATAAATTACATTTATTTTTTTTATTTTATATTTATTACTAGAAAGATATCTAAACATTTTAAGTTAGAAGGATAGGCATTTTAATTTAATTAGGTATCTTGTAACAAATAAACTTATAGTTTGTGGCCGGTAAAATAATTAATAAATTTAAGGAACCCAAATACGCGGAGTTCTCAAGAAAGGATCTTGTAATAGATATCAAAAATGGTATACTTTATTACAAATCAAACCTTGGTGTCCATAGAATATCTAGTGGGCTAGCAACAGACACTTTTGGAAGTGGTGACATTACTAATGTTACTAATTTTAATGTTGGTATCCCCGATACATTTAAATCAGATGGTATAAGGGTAGGTGATAGTTCTATCACTGGAACCTTAACAATTACAGGTAATAATATTATAAGTGGTAATAATACTATAACAGGTAATATTATTATTGGTGGAAATGCTTCATTTGGAGATATTATACCTAGTCCAGGATTAAATGTTGCATTAGGTTCATCAGCAATAACAGCATCTGCTGGGTCTAATCAAATTGAAGGTCCTACTTCATTATTTTTAAATAATGATCTTATAAAAATCTCAACAGGATCTTTTACTCAAACAGTTAGAGTAGGTAATGTATTAGGATCAGTTAGTATGAGTATAGATACTAATTGGTTAGGAAATACAATATCAACAGGTTCACATGACTTTTTTGTTGACCCTGATTTATTAGTAGTTAAAGCATCAGATGGAAAAAAAGAATTAGTATTAGATAGAAGAGGAAATTTAGACGTAGATGGAAATATAACAGTAGATTCTATAACAGCAGATTTAGCAATAGCTAATACACCACATTTAGTTTACTATAATAATTCAACAGGTTTATTTACACACCAATCTGCCTCACTTATAGGAGAGGGAATACTCTCTTCATCAGGACAAATAGCAGATGATATTTCAGGATCATTTACATCTATAAGTGCTTCAATAGCAACAGATATAGTAGCAGCAAGTCAAACATTTAAAAGTGATGGTATAAGAGTAGGAGATGCACAAATAACAGGTTCTTTAATAGTAACAGAAACAATAACAGCACAAGAATTTCATACTGAATTTATCTCTTCATCAATAATTTTTCAAAGTGGTTCAACTATATTTGGAAATACTACAGATGATACTCATAAATTCACAGGAACATTATCTATTTCAGGATCTGGAGTAGGTCATATAACAGCCTCAGGTAATATAAGTGCAAGTGGTACTATCACAGCAGATACCTTTGTAGGTACCTTTAAAGGTGCTTTAAGTAGTTCTGCTCAAATAGCAAATGACATTACTGGTTCATGGCAAGGAGAATTGTCTAGTAGTGTTTACTTACAACAGGTATCTGATACAATTTCAGGTTCGTGGAAGTATAATCAAAATTTACTTTCTTCTTCTGCACAGATAGATGATGATATTTCAGGTTCATTAGGTATAAATGCAGATCTAATCAGATCTTTGACAGCCGCAGGAATTTCAGGATCATATCAAGGTGAAGGCGTACTTTCTTCATCCACCCAAATCGCTGACGATATTTCGGGCTCATGGCAATCACAATATTTCAACACTTTATCCGCAAATATAATATCGGGCTCATGGCAATCACAATATTTTAGTACGTTATCTGCAACTACAATCACAGGTTCATGGAAATATAACCAAAATTTACTTTCATCATCAGCACAAATTAAAAATGATATTTCAGGTTCGTTAGGTGCAAACGCAGATCTAATTAGAACACTAACAGCAGCTGGAATTTCAGGATCATATCAAGGTGAAGGCGTACTTTCCTCTTCTGCCCAAATTAAAGACGACATTTCAGGTTCGTTAGGTGCAAACGCAGATCTAATCAGATCTTTAACAGCAGAAGGAATATCTGGATCTAGTCCGTTTACAGCTACATCAATTTCAGGTTCATTAGGTGCAAACGCAGATTTAATAAGATCCTTAACAGCAACTACTATTTCGGGATCTAGTCCTTTTACAGCTACTTCTATTACAGGATCATGGAAATATAACCAAAATTTACTTTCTTCTTCTACTCAAATCAAAGATGATATATCTGGTTCATGGCAATCACAATATTTTAATACTTTAACAGCAGCTGCCATTTCAGGATCATTTCAAAACCATGTTCCTGGGTTACTTTCTTCATCAACACAAATTAAGGATGATATTTCAGGTTCTTTAGGTACAAACGCAGATTTAATCAGATCTTTAACAGCCACAGGAATATCTGGTTCTAGCCCATTTACTGCTACTTCTATCACAGGTTCGTGGAAGTATAATCAAAACTTACTTTCCTCTTCTGCCCAAATTAAAAACGACATTTCAGGTTCGTTAGGAGCAAATGCGGATTTAGTTAGATCTTTAACTGCAGCAGGAATATCTGGTTCATATCAAGGTGAAGGCGTACTTTCTTCATCTGCCCAAATTAAAGATGATATCTCAGGTTCATTAGGTGCAAATGCAGATTTGATAAGATCTCTAACCGCTACTACAATTTCTGGTTCTAGTCCTTTTACAGCCACATCAATCACAGGTTCGTGGAAATATAACCAAAACTTACTTTCTTCTTCTGCCCAAATTAAAGACGATATATCTGGTTCTTGGCAATCACAATACTTTAACACACTATCTGCAGCTATTATTTCAGGATCTAATCCATTTACTGCAGATTCAATTTCAGGTTCATTAGGTACAAACGCAGATTTAATTAGGTCTCTAACAGCAGAAGGAATATCTGGATCTAGTCCATTTACTGCTGATTCAATTTCAGGTTCGTTGGGAGCAAACGCAGACTTAATTAGAACCCTAACCGCTACTACAATTTCTGGTTCTAGTCCTTTTACAGCCACATCAATCACAGGTTCGTGGAAGTATAATCAAAATTTACTTTCATCATCAGCACAAATTAAAGACGACATTTCAGGTTCATTAGGTGCAAACGCAGATTTAATAAGGTCCCTAACAGCAACTACTATTTCAGGATCTAGTCCTTTCACAG